CGACACCTTCTCACCTCATTTCTTTTTTGTCGCTACAGTAAATATAATACTGTCGCTACAAAAAGTCAAGCACAAATTTAAAAAAAAGAAAAGGAGCGGATTAAACCGCCCCAATTCCCTTATTCTGCACCTATTATTTCGTTTATGTATTCCGCAAGTTCTTCTCCGGCTTCTCTCGCATCTTCCTTGTTTTCGTCCCAATCAATTTCTCCTAGTGTTTCTGCAAGGTCATCTCCGGCACGCTTACCTTCATCATAGAGGTCGCCGTCGTCGCTTGCCTTTGAACTGCTATCCATTTCCGTAAACGCTTTATCCCACTCCGTGTACTTAATGCTTATCTGCGGTACGTTGTAATCATCTACGGTCTTTTCGTATATGAAACGATCCTCTTTTATCTTCATCTTTCCAAGTCCGTCACCTGTCGCATAAACGGTCACCTTATCTCCGTTAACAAGTCTCGGCTCACGGACTTCTCGATCGTCAAACACAATCAAGTCGCCGCCTTGATACTCCGCAAGAATATCTCCCTTGAAAATCCAACCGTCTGCTTTTACATCAGATGCAACTATGGTGAGTTTAATCGGCACATCTTGATAGGTTTCCGGATAACGCAAAAGATCATCATAGGACACTTCCACACAACTTGCAATAAAACTTTCCTTGCTTGCCTGTAATTCCTCGTTCCGGTAATGCGTGTAAATGATGAGACCGTCTTGAAAACTCTTCTCGGATTGCGAACCAATGTCGGTAACCTCGGCATCAATAATACAGTATCTAGAATCTTTGTATACAAACCTTCCTCGGACAGTAATATACTGATCCATTTCATACTCCACTAACCCGTCAAGATAAATAAAAATATTATCCATTTCTCCGGTTAAGTCATAATCCGTATATTCACTCGCAATTTCCGTTAATCCATCATTTTCTTTTGGATAACAATAATGTATGGAAAATGAAGTTTCCACATATTGATTTACATACGATGTACTATTCAAAATCAAATCATAGAGAAAAACTTCTTTATAGTTTATAGGTGCTTCTGTCGGTTCAACGGTCGGACTAGGTGTTTCAACGGCAATTTCTTCTTTTTGTTCATTTGGTTTTTCATTATTAGCCTGTTCTCTTTGAAAGGCAAAGAATGTAATAAAAGCCAATACTGAAAATGAAATTCCGATTATTGAAATAAATCTGCTCCTATCCGATCTTGATAGCGCAATCGCAATAATTCCAACAATTATACCTACCGTTCCAACAAATAATGAAAAATAACTAAAGTACAGGCACAAAGCAATAGTTCCTATAACAGTAGCTACTATTGCAGATGCAGACACTTTATTCTTGTTTTTCTCCGTTCTTAATTGTGAATGATTAGAAACCGGAATATTGGTATCAAGGTTAGATCCACATCTTGGACAGAAATTTGAATCATCATTTGCAAATGAACTGCATTTAGGACAAATCTTCATATGTATATCCCCTCTCTTTTATGATGGGAAAATTCTACCATATTCGATAAAATTAATCAACTTTAGACGCCTTAATCACTAGCCACTATTTAGTTGTCAATGTACAGGAATAGGGGCATTTCTGCCCCTATCATCTAAATTCTTCCGGCAAGTCCGGTTAATTTTGTTCTCAACATGGCTTTTTCCTCTGCCGTAGCGTCAGAAATCACATCGGTTAAGTCCTCGGAAATCTCCTTGAAATAGTTTTCAAGGTCTTTCATCTTCTGGTCTTTATCGGTCTGTGTATTCGCCTTATGCATTTCCTTGCTTTCCGTGTACATACGTCTTGCCTTGTCATATCGGCTTTCACTGTATTCACGGCTATTACTCTGATAAGACGGTTCGGTATAATACATTCTTCCGTCGTGCCTGTCCATGTCCCTCATTCTTCTTTGGGACATGGGTTCGTTTTCGTCCCATTCAGGCATGAAAGAAGAACTGCCAAGATAAGGAGTATAATTACGTCTATATGTTCCGGATCCTTTAGGTGCGAATCTTCCATTAGCGTATCTGTAATGGTCGTAAAATCTTCTTCCTTCATCTTCTCCAAACCTTTCCTCAAAAAGATGCAGACGGAATTTCTCGGCTTCCTTTTCCTCTTCTTCGTATTCTTCCATGGACTTTGCGATAAGGGCATGATACTCCGCTTCGGTAAGATCCTTAATCATGTCTACCACCTTACCCATTTCGTCCGTGTTTACGCAACTGGCTCCTTTATCAAGCTGTGTCTTTGCTACTTCGGTAAGACACTCTAACATTTCATGGATTCTTTTGATATGCATACTACTTCACTCCTTTCACACTTTGAGTCTGTACATCATTTGTCGGCGCAACCGGAGCTGTTCCATTAATTGATGTAAGATTGTTATTTGGAGAACAGCAAGGATCTCCGAGAAGTCGGAATAAACCGCCTGTAGGTGTGGTTTCTACGCAAGTACTGTATCTTGTCCGTGTTCTTAATCCACAAGCTGTTACCTGTCGGCAATTACGCTTTGTAAGTGGATAAAGCACCGTTCCTGTTCCGATGGTAATGTACACCGGAGCATTAATCGTTGTTGCATCCGGAATTGCCTGCGCTACAACGATGCAGGCTTTCTTTCCGTTTGCATAACTTCCGGCTGGAAGATTGATGATAAGGTTTCCGTCTGTAAACGTGACCGACTGGGAAATGATAAGATTGTCGCACAATTTACATACATTTCTGCAAGCCATAAATTTTTACCTCCTGTTATTAAAATAAGGGGTAGACTTTCGCCTACCCCTTTGTTATCAGCCATTATTGGCGAAATCTGACTTTATTTCAGATAAAATTTCCATGATTTTCTTTTGTTGTGCCGTGATCTTTTCCAGATAATCCATGTTCTGTCTTTGCAACTCTCTCAAAATATCGTCATTGGACGCTTGCTTCTGGTCGCTTTGATAACCCATCATTTGCAGTAAGACCGAAAACACGGTAAGCATATCAAGAAAAGACCAACCGTTGTTGTTGTCACCCATTATGCGCAACCGCAACCGCTATTACATCCATATCCGTTGTATGCGGAATATCCGTAAAGGTTAGATGCCGGGAATGCCGGAACAGGTGTCGGACGGATCGCATCAATAATCTGGTTTGTCTGTGCAGACATTGCAGTAGTGAGTAATGCGCTCTGACGATCCTGTGAAGCTGCTCTGCGGAGATCGTTATTCTCTGCCTGTAAGGAAGAGATCTTTTCCTGACACAAATAGTCTAAGATCGCACGGGTTCCTGCGTTCTGGCTGTCAATAATGTCTCTCGTGTTACTGTTCATGGTGTTCTGCAATGCACAGGTATTCTGTGCCATGTTGTAGTTTACTCCCTGAATAGCTTCACGGGTTTCACAGCAACAGTTTGCAAGTTGAGCCTGTAAGGCGTTTGTGTTCTGCATATTGGCTATTGTGTCTGCGTTGATTGCCTGTTGGATTCCGTATCCGGTCTGCAAGATGTTTGTGTTGATTCCATTAAACCCGGTAAGCATACCATTATTTACTGCATAGAAACCATCACATAATCCGTTTGTAATACCGTCAAGTTTTGAGATTACTGCGGAATTATCGAATCCACGCTGAATGTCTGCTTGTGTAGCTGCCGTTGCGACATAACCGCCACCGTTGCCACCGCCGAATCCTCCCCAGCCGTTATTTCCCCAGCCAAAGAGTAAGGCAAACACAACGATGATCCATAACCATCCGCCGTCTCCCCATGCTCCACCGTTATCATAGCCACCGGTAGCAGGCATTACGGGCATTGTAAAGGGTGTGTTTGATTCGAACATATTATTGTCCTCCTTAATAAAATTATTTCATAAAGAGGTCTTAAGATTTGCGCGCACCTCTAATATGCTACATACCAAAACGACTTTTTACGTTGTTGTACATTTCTTCCGGATTTACACCGTTTTCTTTGCACATATTTCTTGCTATCTGCTCTATTCCTTTGAAATCTCCTTTTTGAGCCATATTCAAAGCGTTTTTAGCTGTTGGGTTGGACATGATCTGACTATTACCCATAAGCTGTTGCATAGCCTGTTGTGGATTTCCCTTAAACATCTGCATAAGCTGCATTGGATTTATACCCATCATTCTGAATCATCCTTTCTCTGCGAAGTTGAAGTTTTCTTTTGCGTCTGCGAAGTTTTTAACTGCTCAATCTTCTGTTCCAGTTCATCAAAGCGTTTCATAAATACCGCTGTGGCTTCGTCTGATAGGTCAAATTTCGCTTTTTCTGCATCGAACAGTAAATTGTTAGTGCTATCGTTCAAAACAGGCTTAAAAACGACCGTAGCGATTTTGCCGTCTGCTCCCCAACTTTTAACAAAGATGCTGCTCATATCTTGCATAGGGAAAATGGCAACGGATCCGTCCATAGGCACATCATTAGCAACAATGTTTTCCGGCATCTGGATAAATTTTCCGTGAATGCCTTGATTTTGCTGAATGGGACCGGTCTGCATCTGTGGAGAATAAGAAGCATAATTCTGTTCTGCCGGATTAATTCTCTGCGGTTGATACGAATAATAATTGCCAACTCCATATTGAGGTTGAGCATTAAAGTAGTTCGGGTTTACATACGGTTGCATGGTCTGACCTCCTATCAAGTTTTTCTGATTCTACCAAAATATCCGTTTCATCTTGTGTAAGAAAAAGTGGTTGTTCCGGAGAGTCTACTGAACTGAAATTAAATAACATGTTTTCGTCTCCTTATGTCTAAATTTTTGCATAAAAAAAGACGCCAAAAGTGACATAAAAGCGACACTTTAGCGACATTTATTTTTCAAAAATGGCTTAAAACCGTGATATATGCGGCATCAAATTAGCAGAGACTATTCGCCGTAGGACTTGCACTATGCTTCTGCTAACAGTATATCTCTACGCAATGCTATCGTTATGGCGTTACGTTCTAAAAGTTTTTTAATTGTATTTCAATATCATCATTGACAATTACAATTTTAGATATTATGCTTTTTAATATAGAGTTTTTCTTAGCCTTGTCAATGTGACCCCACATATCGGCAAGGTTTTTTATATTTTCATAAACAAACTCTTTCTTCTGTGTATTCAACGGACTTTTGGCTTCTTCTGTTATTTTCATCTTCATCCCATCAATTTTCAGTTCTAGGTCTTTAATCATGTCAAGAACGGTGTCGTTTCCGTCTGCGTATAAAGAATAAAGCCTTTTTAACTTTACTTTCTCTTTATCAAGCTGTGATTCCATGATTTCAAGTTTACTTTTCTTCTCTTTTGGCTTGCTTTTTGAAAGATTAACGGATATTTTCAGTATCTCTTTTTCAACTTGCTTCTCAATATCAATCGCCCACACAAGAGAATTATCGCAATTTTCAGACCAGTTCGGAAGATAGTTTAAATCCTTGTTTCTGGAACAGCAATAAATCCTGTGCTTTCCATGAGTCCATTTCTGGTATCTCATTTTGCAACCGCACACGCCACAATAACATAATCCAGTAAGCAAATTTGTTTCTCGGTCAAAGCATTTTGTCCTTGTTATTCTTCTGGACTTTCTTATTTCCTGTGCAAGTTCAAACCGGCTTTTATCAAAGATAGGTTCGTGAAGTCCTTGAAAAACCTCTCCTTTGTACGGTATCATCCCAATGTTTACAACTCCGGTAAGTATTCTTCTGACAACAAATTCGCTTTTATATCCAAACATTTTCATTATTTGTTCATCAGAATATCCGTTTATGAACATTTCTAACGCTTGCCTTGCCTGTTCTGCTCTTTCAGGTATCGGAATCAGTGTACCGGATTCAGTATCATATCGGTAACAATAAGGTGTATTTCCACCGCCCATCCAATATCCTTTTTTTACTCTTTCAAGCATTCCTCCGCGCATTCTCAACAGCATCGTGTTTTTATCAAGTTGTGCAAATACAGCCATCATTTGTGTGTATGCTTGTTCCATAGGACTATCATAGCTTACACTGTCATGCACGCACTTAAATTCTACTTGATTTGGCATGAAAACTCTCTCTATCAAGTATATTCCATCAACCATGCTACGTGAAAGCCTGTCCAGTTTAAAAGCAACTATGCATTTTATCCTGTGTTTTGAACAATCCGTAATCAGCCTTTGCAAAGCCGGTCTATCGGTATTCGCTCCTGTATATCCGTCATCAATATACCAATCGGATATAATCAACTCATTTTTGCGACAATATATTTCGATATCCCGTTTTTGACTATCCAATCCATTTCCTTCTTCTGCTTGTTTCTCCGTTGAAACACGCATATATGCGACACAATTCATTAAAACACTACTCCTTTCTTTAGTAAAAATGCCGCATACATCACGATATACGGCATTTTACTCTTATAATATTTTTCTGTCAATCCAACAAAGAAACTATATATTCTATGATCTTTTGTGAAAGTTCTAATTCTTCTGTTTTAACTTCTTCGCCATTCAGAGTAACTTTAACCATTTTACAACTCCAATCTTTTTATTTTAGATTTCAAAAGAAGAATTTTCCTGTTTACAGAACGATTGCACAAATTTAAAGCGCAAGCAATTTCTGTTATAGATTTTCCTTTTGACAACATTAAAAATATTTCTTCTTCATCTTTCGTAAAATTGGCATTTTGAAGTATTTTGTCAAGTTCCGGCTTTGTAAGTTTGGACAACTTCATAAGCCGTTTTCCTTTCATTATATGAGGTTATTTAATCTATTATGAAGATAATTTTTATTTCCACGGTGCTTCCGAAATTGGCATCCAGTGGGTAACTTCGTTTGTAGAAGCATAGCATTCTTCTTCAAGAAAAGCCCATTCATGGTTTTCAAAATCATAATATGCATCAAAAACTCCGTATTTTCTCGCTGCAACCAAACAAGGTTTACTTGCTCCCTTGCAATACAAATCTTCTTTCGGCAGCCTTTTGGAAACAGGAATCCACATAAAATCAATTAGTTTTTTGCTTATGTTCATTTTATTCCTTTCTCGGGTGTTTCCGGTAATGGAGTCCAATGAGTAATTTTATGATCCGATGCCCCTATCCACCTTTCAATACCAAAGTTGTATTTAGCAATAAATACGTTTCCGCAATCAGATAATACGGCAACAACTTCGCTTGAATGAAGAATGTGTATGTATTCGCTTTCTGGTATCGGAGGTAGGTATTCTTCTACTGGAATCCACCTTCCGTATTCTTTCTTTTTCCCTATTATTTTGTCAATATCCGTTCTCGATTCTAACTGCTCCATAACTACGTCCAAATCGTATGGTCTGCTTTCGGCAAAAGCATTTACCATCATATCCGCTGTTTCTCTCTCATAGTTGCCGCATATCACATCCATGTCAGCTTCAACACGACCAAAAAAGTCAGCGAATCTGTCTGTACGGTAATCAATCTCAAATTCTTTTGGAATATGAATCAATATCTTCATTTTCCATCCTCCAATCTACAGCCTGTCCGCAATTCGGGCAGTAATCATATTTTTCATAGTCAATCTCATAATACTTGCCGCAGCAAGGACAGATCCACGTGTTATATACAAGATGTCCATCTGCGTATCCGTCACCTTCAAGACATGGCTGCTTTGGTGTCTGCTTTTCTCTTGCTTCGATCAAACTCTTAAAAGTAAAGTTCTTTCTTAGACATTCGTCTTCAAACTTCATGTACTCTTCCACGATTTCAAGCGTAAACTTTCGCTTATACATTTCCCTGTAAAGAATAAATGCTTTTTGGCATTCTTCTTTATTTCCCAATGCCTGATACCAAGAAATGTCTTTCAACGCCTTAATCGCGACATCATAAGCACTGTTCAGATCATCTACTTCCTGTACAATATCGCATTCTGCGCAATTCCTGTCGCAATTTCGATTAATGCACTCTCTTTCTATCTTCATATACTTAACCGCTTCATTCTCCGTCATGTTCTCAATTCGGTCGACATTGACATTCTTCTTACTTTCGTTGATAAATCTTCGAATCAAAGAATAATCCTTATCCATTATGGACAAATGTTCCTTACTACTTGCTTTGCAATAAATGATTACTATATCCTTATCCTTTTTTGCTCTTAAAACCTCATATGGATTTTTGCTCGTTGGTAAAATCATATATCCTTGTTCTTCAAGCCATTTCCCAAAATCATTTAATTTACTTATGTGTAACAATTCTCTCCTTGCCATTATTTTCCTCACTTTCCATACAATATCTTGTAATCCGGGATTGCTACATATTGTGGTTATTTTCTCCTTTGTACGGCTCCGGCAACGGTTGCCATGCTATAATTTCAATATCTTTATCTACCAAATCCATGTCATATCTTCCATATTCTGAAAGATAATCAACAACTACCGTAGACCACCAATACCACTTTCCGCGATGAAAAACTCCTGTAGTGGAAAAAGGAACATCCTTTATATCCGCATAATATTGTTCAGGATTTCTATTTATCCACGTAATATTTACTGGTGTAAGTTCTTCTGGCAAC